TCCTGAAGCAAAGACTTTAAATTACTACCTATCAAAAGCACTTGAAGATCGTGTTGAACTTCATCGTGAGGATCCAGGTAAGGTAGATACGGCTACAACCGTACCACAACCTGGAGGCTCTGACAATTCAAAAACAGGAGGGTCTGAAGACATGCCTAAGATGGACCCCGAAGATGAACAAAGGCTTAACGCAATCACCAGCATGTGTGATAAGCTGCTCGCCGCCCTCCAGGATATGCCGAACGTGGATGCACGAGTAGTTGGCCTTGTGAAAAAGATTAAAGAAATGGTTGATGCAGTTGGTAAAGCAGAGGCCGCGGAAGATGCAGCAGGAAAGCCTGCCGCTGGATATCCGCAACCTGCCGCTGACGCTCTCGACCTAGAAGGCTTTGATCCAGTTTCAGAAAAGCTAAAATCTCGCATGCAAAGCGTAGAAGATAAGTATGCCGCTCTCGAAAAGAAATTGGAGGATCTCCCTGCAGCTCTTGAAGAGAAGCTTACCGAGATCGTTAAAAATCTCTCAGAGCAAAGCATTTCTGAAAAATTCGGCGATCTTGAGAAGAAACTCGAAAGTCAGGCAGAAGTAATCTCTGGCTTTGCGGAGCTTTTTGAACTACTACGTCCAACGTTGGGACTGCCTGCAGTTGAAAAACCAGCAGAGGATTTAACTAAAGAAGGGGGTGAATCCTAATGTCTAACGAGCATCTCGAAAAGGCAAAACAACTCGTCGCCGGTCTTGTAGGTGATCTACAAAAGAAAGGCGAGGAAGCCAAAGTTGACGAGATTGTTAGCAAAGCCCTGGGTGAACTACAAAAGGCTATGCCGGGAGACCGCAAAGGCCGTTTTGATACAAAAGACGCTGCAGAGATTCTGAAAGCGGCAACAAACAAAACTGAAGCAATCCAGACAATGCTGACAACTCCAACAACTGATCCTATGGTAAAATCGTTTCAACAAGCGAATGATGATGTCTATCTTCTCGCCCAAATGTTGAACAAAGATCCTCGGGATCTAAAATGCTTTAAAAGTCTCATCAATCACCCAATCTTGAAAACTGATGCTTATGGGGGAACTGGACCGACAATGCCGACGGCTGGTACCCACTTCGGAGCGGATTTCATTCCATTGGGATTCTCGTCAGAGTTGATCGACTACGTGCGCCTGCAACTTAAGGTTGCCGCATTGCATCGTAGAATCAATATGCCAACACCTCAGTACAAACTGCCTGTGCACGGTGGAACAGACATCACCGCGTATCTAGTTGGCGAAACTTTGACATCTGCTACACCTGAAGCGCGTCCGACAGCTACACGCCCAACAACAACTGCGGTAACTCTTGATGCCAAGAAAATCGGTTCTTTGGTGTACTTCTCTGAAGAAATTACAGAGGATAGCATCATTCCGGTTGTGCCATTCTTGAAAGACAGCATGGCTCGCTCAATGGCAAACGCACAAGAAACCGCTGTTATCAATGGCCAGTTAACTGGTACAATTGATACGGGTGACGTTCCTGCTGCATCTGACGTTCGTAAAGCCTGGGATGGTTACCGCTACAAAGTTCAAACTGCTGCGAAGGTTGATTGCAGTGGATGGACAACTGGTGGAACCTACGCACAAGGCGCTGCCTATCTTCGTTCAATGAGAGCGAAAATGGGTAAATACGGGGTTGATCCTAATAACCTCGCATATGTAACTAGCATCTCTGGTTACCATCAAATGTTGGGAATCGCTGAAGTATTGAGACTGAATGAGTACGGTCCTAACGCTACTATCCTTTCTGGTGAGCTTGGAAAGTTTGACAACATTCCGATCATCGTCAGTGAGTTCGTACGTGAAGATCTTGACGCATCTGGTGTCTACGGCGGAATCACAACTACAAAGACCATCATTATGCTCGTGCATACACCTTCGTTCCTTTTCGGCGATCGCAGAGCGATTACCGTTAAGACCTGGGATATGCCACAAGATGACAGTCACTTGCTTGTATGCCATCAAAGACTCGATTTCGTATCTGTCTACCCGGCAGCTTCGAACTACATCGTTTCCCTTGGCTACAACCTAGCGAAACAATAAGCTCAATGAGTAATCGTTGAGATGGATGCAGGGGACTCCAATTTCGGGTCCCCTGTATTTTTGGTGGTAAACATATCAATAGGTTTCAAATTTGTGATAGGGGTGCTAAACTATGTTAGCGGGATTAACTGAATTTAAAGCCTATATGGATGTACTTGATATCGCCGATCAGGATACCGTTCTTGACATAGTTCTTTCTAGTGCTGATGCTTACATGCGAACTTATTGTGGACGCGAATTTGAATCACTCCGTAGATCTCGTTCTCTTGATGCTGTGAATTATAGTACGATTTGGGTTCCTGAATTTCCTCTTACTGTTGTTCATGGTATGACAGCACTTACAAGTTCAACAGATACTGTAGGAATCCCCTGTAGTATGTCTTTTGTGATGTGGTATGAATCTGGATTAATTCAATCGGACGAGCAAATATTTTGTCCTGGGTTTGCTAAAAGTGTTGTTATCGACTATACCGCTGGTTACTTGCCAGACGCATCTGATCTCAGAACACTTAAATGGATTTGCTTGGAGATTGCAGCTCAAATGTTTCGTAATCGTGGGATAGCGAATATGGAGCAATACAATGCAGGTGGAGTTCAATGGCAGAAGTATTCTGCTACAGCAGACGTCACTCCTATGTTAGGTCCTGAAGTGTTAGCGATTCTCAACTCTTTTAGAAGAGTTGGTCCAAGGGATTGGGTATAAATGCACTTTAATGACAAAGCGACATTTACTCGAACTTCAAATTTTGTTGTTGAGAGTTGGCAAAATGGTACTTCATATACCATTTTGAATCCAAGCTCACCCGCATATCTCTCAATTGAAGTTTCTGTCCCTTCTACAGGTATTCTCGTTATTGACGGCATATCAGCTGGTGCAACTATAACAGAGTCTATTTCGTTCGACGAAAGTGGAATAAAGCTTTCAGAGCATGCATTTTCTTCGATTTTAACGTTGACTCCTACTTGGACTACTTACAATATAAGTATTAAGGCAGAAGATAAACAAGGACAATCAATTGAATCTTCAACTACTTACGGTCCATTTTTAGTTGGCATAATGGATATTTCTTCCGAAAGGCAAAGAGATAATGTGAATGTTTCTGGTTGGGAGAAGGGTCAGTGGTTAGTTGGTTACATACAAGCATTTAAACCGCATATTGAAGATCTTGTTGTGACTACTAGAGGTTGGCAAGGTTGGGCTCAAGATGTTGTACCATCTGCACACATAAACTACCCAAAGGGTTGGCAATTTTTTATCATCGCAAAACAATAACTTTACCGTGGAGGATTTATGAATCCCAAGGTTTCTATCGTGATTCCCGTTTACAACGGGCTTCGTTACACGCTTGAATGTTTAGAGTCTTTAAAAAATTCGAAACACATTCCGTTTGAAATTATTGTCTGTGGCACTGGTACTGATGGTACTATTGCAACATTAATGGAATGGGAGTTGCTCTATAACAACATTCGTTTTATTCACAATGGTACAGATGATACCTCATTTGGTGCGAATGTTAATTTAGGTGCATCTAAAGCGAATGGAGAATATATTTGTGTTTTAAATAATGATACTGCCGTTCCTGCAAATTGGTTGGCTCATTTAGTTACTTGTTTTGAGTCTTTAGACAAGTCTATTGATCGTCCCACTCCTCCTCCTGCAATTATTTCACCAGGAAGTAATTACGTTATGTCGCATCAAATGACGCAACTACCCAGCGGTTTTCAGCTTGATCAACTCGAGGAGTTTGCAGAACGAGTTGCAATGGAGAATAGGGGAAAGTGGATCTATTCTTCAATCGTTTCTGGATTTTGTATGCTTATTAAAAAATCTATTTGGGATGAATTAAATGGATTTGATACTGAGCTTAAAAATGGGAATGAAGACGTTGAGTTTTGTTGCAGGGTAAATGATCATGGCTATTCTTGTTGGGTAGATAAAAGTGCATTTGTTTTTCATCATGGCTCTAAATCTTTAAGTCCCGAAGAGGAGCAAGGTACTTATAACCGAATTGAGTGCGTAAAAAAGACGTGTGGTGAAGAAGCCGTAGAAGTAAAGATTTCTTTGAATGTGCGACTCAAATGTACTCAAGAAGAATTAACTGCGTGGATGGAACGACATTATTCAATGTTTGATATTGTAAACGTTGTTGATGACGATAGTGGGTGGGATATTGCATCTTGGTTAAAAGAAAACTATCCAAATAGTACTTATACTAATATGACTGGTGAGATTGAAGTTACTCAACGTGAGAAGGCCTATGAACTTTCATTAATGCAGGGGATGGATTGGATGGTAACCCTTGATCACGATGAATTTTTCGAAGAGAAAATCGATCGAGCCTTTCTGCAACGTTTAGCTAACACCCCTATTCCTGGATGCTATGCTTTTATTGGACGGTGGATTCATCTTTGGAATTCACCTCAAACTTTTCATGTTTCCTACCCGCCAGCTAATGGAACTTTTATGGTTAAAATTTTACCTAATATGAGACATTTTAAAGGTTCGCCAGGGACTTCTTTACATTGTAGTCGAATGCCTAATATTCCTGCTGTGAGTACCGCACCTACAAATGTTCATGTTATTCATTATGGATATCTGGATCCGGCGAGACGTGAAGAAAAAAGACAGTACTATGAAAAAATGGATCCCAATCCAGTCGAAGAATTGGTCGGTGGATCGGATTATTCACATTTGACTAATCAAACGCACATCGTGCTGTCTGAATGGTTTGGTTCAGATAAATATTCGATTAGCTTAAATGCTATGGCTGAATCTGAGCCTGTTCATAAGGTGCAAATGTTCTTTGAATCTATCGCTACAATTGCAGATGAAATTGTTTTTCGAATCGCACCTGGTCGTGAAGATTTGCAGTGGCTTATTAAGCGTTGGGGTGGTCGATTCTATGAACGCGTATGGAATGATGATTATTCTGATATGCGTAACTTCTTGATTAATAAATCAAAGTGCGCTTATATTTTGGTTATGGATATTGATGAACAATATACTAAACCACCTGAACTGCCTAATATAATTGAATCACAGCCTCATGCGGTTATGTTTAATGTTAATAACATTCAACGTGATCGTCCTGATGTTTTCACTGAAGTTATGAGAATGTTTCAAAATCGTCCTGAACTTCGGTTTACTGGTGTTATTCATGAAACGATTGAAGATACCATTGGAAAGATTAAAGGTCGCATTGTGGTTCGCGCGAAGGGGGTTATCAATCATTTTGGGTTCTTAACGCCTAAATTACCTGACAAACTTAAAAAGTACGTCAAGCTCAATAAGAAAGCGATGCACCGCGATCCCAAAGATCCGAAACCATGGTTCAACCTTGCGCTACATTATGTTGAAGATGGTGATGTGAAAGAGGGTTTGAAGCATCTTGAAAAAGCGATCACACTTCACCCTAATTTCACGCTCGCTAAAATTGAATTGGCAAAACTTTATTTAAGGTTCGCGAGGGCGCTATTTGCGAGTAGCTTAAATGACATTCCGGAAGGCCATCCTTTACATAGGCCTGTCAGTGAACTAGAAGGATACCTAAAACGTTTGGTCCCGGATAAAAATTTACTATTCCCTCCAATAGGATAATGAAGCTTGAAGATTTTGTAAAGGCAAAAGTTGAGGATGCAAAGAAGAGAAAAGCTTTGCAAGCTGAGAATATTATGAACGCGATTTATAATGAAGCGCGCGACCTTGCAAGATCTTCGGCTGGATTACGAAACGCTGAATCTGGGTTAAGTGAGAGAACCGGAAAGTTTTTTAGATCGATTTCAAAGAGATCAATCGTTGAACCTAATGGTTCTCTCTCCTTTGAAGTGTACTATGATAAGAATATTTGTAGTTATGCTGATTACATTGAGCATGGAACCCGGCGTATTAAGCCGTTTAAGATTTTAACGCGAGCATATGACAATATCTTATCAGGGGAGTAAATAATGGGGTACTTAGATGATATTGATGCTACGCTAAGAAAAACTTTAATTAATAGCTCAAACATTTCGAAGCTAGTTGGTACAAGAGTTTATCCTACATATCTTGCTGCAATTAAAGATCCAAAATATCCTTGCATTTGTTTTATGAGGGTTAGTGGTCCAAGAGATTATCGTTATACAAAAAGAGTTTCTCCGCCTTATGATATGTATATTTACTCATCTAAAGACTATTCTGAGACCGACCTAATTTTTGATTATATAAGACTAGTGTTAGATAATGAGTTCTTTTCTATCCTTAATGATGGCGGTCGCGTACAATATAGAATTACTACTAATGGCACTCAAAATTCAGATCCTGATGCGTTGTTGTACTACAGTATGTTTCGAATTCAAACTTTTGCATTTATGAAATAAGGAGTCACAAGATGGCTGATGATGTTAAAGACTTAGCTTGGAAATGTTCGAGCTGTGAATCGGTTTTAGGTTATGTAAGCTCTGATCTTAAGATGCTTCGAATGAAATATAAAGATCATTACATCTTTATTGAAGAGGCGGCTTGCGTAACGACTCTATGTAGGAGATGTGGTAAAGAATGTTTTCTCCATCAGAGAAAAGAAACTGCATAATAAAACCTTGAGATTCTACATGGATCGGGCACCTTTTTATAAAAACTGACAATATTTAAAACGAGCCTCGCAGACTCTATAAGGGGGTTAGAAGATATGCCCTACAAT